TGGTATTTTCCGACCCCGAGGGGAATTTCCGCCACCCCCAAGCCTAGGCCCTTGCGGAAAAGGCCAGACGCATATACGATAGGCCCTTAGAGAGGCCCGAAGAGCGCCCCCAGAGCGCCGCCGAGGCCCAGTGGAAGGTGAGCTGGGCCTTTTTGTATGGGGGGGCGTTTCGGTGCCGTTTGGCGACTACAGTTCCTTCGAGGATTGTGTAGCCCAGAATCAGCAGGCCGATGATCCCAAGGCCTACTGCGCCGACATCCAACGCACTATCGAGGGGAAATCCACTGCTGGCGTCATTGAATTGACGCGAGACGAAGTTCGCAAGCTCTGCCCCTCCTGTGCTGACCGGATGGACGCCCTCAAGATCACGACGCTCAAGCTCCCGATCAATAAACAGCGATTCACCGTTGCCAAACTGGACGAAGCGCAGAAGCTCGTATTCGGCTGGGCCTCGGTGGCCATCAAGAGTGACGACCTTCTCGTGGATCGTCAGGGAGACATGATCGCGCCCGAGGTCCTCGAAGAGGCCGCCTACGATTTCGTTGAGCACTCCCGGATTGCCAATGAGATGCACAAGGGCGGCCCGATCGGGGTTCTGGTCGAATCGCTCATGGTGACGCCCGAGAAGCTAGAGGCTATGGGCCTGATGCGGAAATCCGCACCCAAGGCGGGTCTCTGGGTCGGGTTCCGCGTTTCCTCGCAGGTATTCCAGAAGGTCAAGGCGGGTGAGTTGTCCATGTTCTCCATTGAGGGAACCGCCCTCAAGGTGGCTGCCTGATGGCCAACAAACTGAAAAATCTAGTGCTCCGGGCCATTGCCTTGGTGGACCGCGGGGCGAATCAGGAAGCCCGTGTGGTGCTGACCAAGCGCGATGATGCGGAGGATGCCCCGATGCGGAAAGCCGAACACGGCTCGATGGACGAATGCATGGCGGCTGGCAAGACTGAAGCCGAATGCAAGGAACTCATGGCCGCGATGAAGCGCGCCGAGGAGGAACAGATGCCGGACAAGCTCCCCGAAGACGTGACCAAAGCGCTGGCGGAAGTCGCGGACTTGAAGAAGCGGGCGACAGAGGCCGAAGCGGCCCAGAAGGCCGCCGAAACCCGCATCGCCAAGATGGAGGACGAGCGCCAGCGGGAAGTCTTCATCGCCAAGGCGCAGGAATTCAAGGATCTGCCTGGCGCCAACCCTGACGACCTGGGCCCGATCCTGCGGAAAGCCTACGGCGTCTGGTCTCCCGAGGAGCAGCAGAAGGTCGAAACCATGCTCCGCGGGGCGGTGAAGATCGCCCAGGATTCGGTGCTGTTCCAGGAGGTCGGGGCCGCTCGGCCGGCCGTGGGGTCGGCTCTCGACAAGCTCAACGCCAAGGCCAACGAGCTGGTGCAGAAAGACGGCAAGATGACCTTCGCCCAAGCGTTCGCCAAGCTCTGTGATACCGATGAGGGGAAAGCCCTCTACCATCAGCACGAACAGGAAGAGGCGTCGAAGGCTGGCGCCCGGAGGGTGCGGTAATGGCCTATCAGGACCCACAGTCCGCCATCGGCTTCGTCCAGGCAAGCACCAGCTTCGCCTCGACGGATCAGTACTGCCTGGTCAAGTTCTCGACCACCACCAACGCCGCCCCGGGCGACATCCGGATCAGCGATACGCAGGGGGAGTTCTGCAATGGGGTGCTGGATGATCTCGGCGCGGAAACCTCCGGGTCGGCCTGCCGGGTCGTCATCGGAGGGTTGACCAAGTTCCGGGTTTCGACCACCCACGCCGCGATCGCGGTCAACACGATCCTGTACTCGGGAGGCGCTGGCACGGTGCATACGGCGACCTCCTCGGGCTACTACCCGATCGGCTATGCGCTGGAAGCCATCGCGGCCGACACCACCGGGATCATCGCTGGCGTGTACGTCCAGGCACTCAACCAGCGCACCACTTGACGCGGACCATGGAAACGGAGTAACGGACTATGCCACAGCCCTATATCAGTTCGGTCCACGTCAACCAGCCGCTGACCAACTTCTCGTTGGCCGTCTGGCAATCCCAGGGCTACGCCTGGAACTCGACGCGGCCAGTGCGCCTCACGCACCGCTCCGATGTCTACCGGACCTACGATCAGGACTTCTGGTTCGGCACCGAGGCCCAGCGTCGGGCGCCGGGGACCGAATCGGTTGGGTCGGGCTACGCGGTGACGACCGCCACGGTGACCACGGATCGCTGGGCCATCCACCACGACATCGATGATCCGACCCGCCGGAATGCCGATCCGGACATCAACCTGGACCGGGAAGCCAGTGAGTGGACGGCTATGCAGCTGAACATCCGACTCGAAGCGCTCTGGGCGGCCGTCAACTTCGTGACCGGCGTCTGGAACGCTTCAACCACTCCAGCCACGCTGTGGGATGTGGCGACATCCGACCCGATTTCGGACATGGAAGCCCGGGCGTTGGTGATGCAGGAGAACACGGGGCGGCGCCCCAACGCCCTCTACCTGGGCGCGCAGACCTATTCCGATGGACTGAAGAACCACCCAGACCTGTTGGACCGGATCAAGTACACCCAGCGCGGGATCGTCACTACGGATCTGATCGCGGCAGCCCTGGATCTGGATCGCGTGGTCGTCTGCGGAGCCACCCGCAACACAGCGTTGGAAGGCGTCGCCCGCTCCATGGACTTCATTGCGGGGCAGACTAACGCCCTACTGGCCTACGTCTCGCCGACCCAGGGGCTCATGACCCCCACCGCGTTCCAGACCTTCGTCTGGCCCGAGGCGGGGGCGGGGAACGAATTCGGGGTGGCGACCAAGAAGTACCGGCTGCCGGAGAGCGTCGAATCGGAGCGCGTGGAGACCGAGATCTGGGTGCAGTTCGTGCTGACCTCGACACTCTTGGGTGAAGCCTTCATCAGCGCGGTGTCCTGATGCCTGAACATCGGGAGGCGCTGCTGGTCATGCGCCAGTTCAAGTTTCCGGTGGCGAGCGCGGATGGGACGCGCCAGGAGATGCGGGAGTTTCATGCTGCCGAGTTCCTGCCCCGGGCGGATTGGGATCGGGCACCGGCCCGATCCCGGCGCTCGATGATCAACACGGGCTTCGTGCGTGACCCCTTGAGTGTGCAGATCAACACCCAGACCGGAAGTCCTGAGCCGATGCCGACGCCCGGGCGGGCGAAGGTGGTCTTGCGGGCGCCGCGCACGCTTCAGCAGGTAGACCGCAAGACGGGAGAGATCGTCACCATTCAGGACCCGGGTGGCATTGATCGGAAGCTCCAGAGCCGAACCACGGGGGATGGCGGGACACGCATCAACACCACGGCTACGGAAACCACGGGCCAGCCAGTCAAGCGCAAGCGAGGCCGGCCCCGCAAGATGAAGGAGTAAACGATGCCATCTCGTCAATGGTTCCCCCGGGCGGTGACGGCTCGTGGGCCAACGCTGCTGGATGGTCCCGGCGCCATCGCCACATCGAGCGGACTCACGGTCACCGGGACGCTCAATCTGAGTTCTGGCATTGATTGGCCGCTGACGACCGGGCCCAGCACCGGGACGGATCTGGTTCTCGGGTCGCGCCAAATCCTGATCACGACCAGCGATGGCGGCTACTACCGCCTCGATCCGCCTGCTACGGTGGGCATGGAGATTGATTTCCTCAGTGGGGGAACGACCGCCTCGACCCATTACGTCATTCCGGATACGACGAGCGTCCTATTCTACACGTCTTCGGGCAGTTCGGGGGGCCGGGTGGCCGCGATCAATGGTCAGGCGGCGATCACGTTCCTGGCGCTGACCACCGCCCAATGGATCATCAGCCGACGTCATGGCGGGAACATCGTCACGTCCAGCTCGACCTAATCGATGCCCCGTCGCCAGGTTGCCAACTACGATTTCGGCACCATCGCCAGTCTCAGCACCGCGAGCACCGATGGGGCCTGGACCTTTCTCGGTGCCCCGTTTACCCGGTTCAGCGTGACCGGCGTGTTCTCTTCGGGTACCACCGGGACGATCCAGTTGCACGGTGCGAGTTCGTCGGGTTCGACTGCCGCGCTGATTGTGCTGCTCGCGACGATTGATAATACGACCCAGATCGGCTACAACACCACGGCTATCCCCGTGAGCTGGGTGCGTGCCCGGACGACCACGATGTCCACTGGCGGCAACCCGTCGAGCGTCACGGTGGGTCTGCTGGCATCCGCATGGTGATCGATGACGTGGACCTACAGCTCCACCGATCTCTCCACCGATCTCGCCAAGGTCCGTTCCCTCACCGGGGATACGGATACCAACGACCAGCAACTCACTGACGAAGAGATCGATTTCTACCTCGACAACGCCGGCAATCTCTACTACGCCGCTGCCAATGCCTCGGAGGCGCTGGCGGGCAAGTATCAGCGTCGGGTAGACAAAAGCGTGGGCCGGGCCAGCCTGGCGGCCTCGCAACGCGCCAAGGGCTATCGGGAACAGGCAGCCTCGTTGCGGGCCCAGGCGGCCGTCTACAGCGGCATCACGCCCTACGTCGGCGGGATCTCGGAGAGCGACAAAGACGCCATCGAGGACGACAGCGATCGGGTGCGGCCCCTGTTTGTCAAAGGCTGGGATGACATCCCTGGGACCGGCATCGGCCGGGGATCGACGGATGACTGATGCCCTGGGAATATGAATGGGCGCTGGATTTCTTCCGGGACACCGTGACGCTCCAGACCTTCTCTACCGTTGGAGCCTATGGCAACCAGAGTTATGCGAGCAGCAGCGGTGCCACGGTCTACCGCGCCTACCTGGAACGGGGCGAGCACAAGGTGATCGCGGCCGATGGCACCGAAGCGGTGGCCACGTTGGCGATTTTCTTGGGCCAGACCACGAGTGGGGGCAGTGTGCCAAGCCCCAGCGTCAAGGATCGCTTCATCCTGTCCGACAGCTCCAGCTCCACCAATCTGCCGCGGCCCTTGAGCATCGAACGGTGGATTGACCCCGAATCGACCCAGAACTACCTGGCCGTGGTGCATTGTGCCTAGATCGGTGACGGCCGTTCTGCCTACCGTGGAGATCTCTGGTACCAAGGAGATTGCCAAGGTACTGCGGCGATTGGGGCTGGAAGCGCCGAAGGCTGTGGCTGCGGGTCTCTATCAGGAAGCCGAGGCGACGATGACGGATGCCAAGGTCTTGACGCCGGTGGATACGGGGAATCTCCGGGCCTCGGGCCACGTCGCGTTGCCGGTCATCGATGGCCCGGTTGTGAGCATCGTCCTGGGATTTGGCGGTCCTGCGGGCTCCGGCAATCACGCCGGCCAGACCAATCCTGAAGACGTAGGCTATGCGGTGTGGGTCCACGAACGGGTCGAGGTTCACCATCCCGTGGGCCAGGCCAAGTTCCTCGAAACGGCTATTCAGCAGCGGAGCGGGGGCGTGGCGGGACGGTTGGCCACTCATCTCTGGCGCTCCTGGGAACGGATAACGGGCCGTGGGACTGCTTGATGATATCGAATCCCGCTTCACCAGCCAGAGCGTGGCCGGCGCAGCCGGCACGACGCAGGTCACCGATACGGGCTGGTTGGTCACCAAGAGCTTCATGCCACCCGATCCGGACAAGTGCGTCACCATCTTCGAGACGGGCGGCTATGCGCCCGAAGTGCGGTCAGATCTCAACCGGCCCACGTTTCAGATTCGGGTGCGCTCGAGCCGCACGGATACGGACGGCAACGCCTACTCGACTGGGCGGGATAAGCTCCAGGGCTGTTGCGATGTGCTCCACGGCTTTGCCAGTACGACGATCAACGGCCGCTACTACGCGGCGATCTACGCGCTCACGGATGCGATTGCCTTGGGATTCGATGACGAAGGCCGGCCGCTACTGGGCCAGAACTTCCTGGCGCTCCGGAGCCGGACCACGTAAGGAGTTGGTATGGCGACTGCCGCGATTGCTGCACGCTCAGGGTTGATCGCCCTCAGTACGGGGGCCTCCGCAGGGGGATCGGACGCGATCGCCGAGCTCCGCAACATCCAGCTCCGGGTGCACCGGGACAGCATCGATGCCACCTCGAACGATTCCTCGGGCTGGCGGGAACTCCTTCCGGGGACAGCGAGTTGGAGCGGAACGGCCGAGGCATTATATGTGCCAACCACCTCGGCGACGCAATACAAGTTGCGGAACGCCTTAAGCTCGGCGGCGAGCGTGGCGTTCTTGTTTCAGCCTTCGACCGCTGCGTCCGGGACCTATAGCTGGGCCGGGACGGGCTACGTGGAGGATTACGATATCGGCGGGAACACCAACGATGCGTTCCTGACCAACGTCACGATCCAAGGCACCGGAGCGCTGACCGAGAGCACGAGCACGTAAGCAGATGACAGCGGCCGTGGAGGGTCGCTATGGCGTGGTGCGCCAGCGCCGGCAAGCCGATACGACGCTGGCCACCGACACCTTTAC